CGAACAAGAATTATACCAGCATTAAAGCGTATGAATTGCCCTTACACACCCGTTAGTCGACAGGAGGTACTCGATTTACATCACCTCAAAGATACAAAGAATCTGGTAGCATATATGTCAATCCCGACACATAACTTTTGTGAGGCTGTTGAACCATACCTGGAAATGGTTAATCCCCTGTACGTTCTTGAAAAGCCACATGGTCATTCTAAATTCGATTTCGAACGAATAAAAGATTTCATACACACCAACGACCTAAAAGTTATATACAGTGATCATTATCTAGGTAAAGATGTTCTGTACAATTTGTGGACACCCAAGGAACTAAAATCTATCAAAATTTTTCTTCACGAAGATGCTGACATGACTGAACGAATAAATTACTTTGATACCGTCGGTATAATTGGTGACATGTATCAGAGTCATTGTGTGACCTTATTTGCGACTATAATCGCTAAGCATACATCTCGATCACGTAAAGAAATTCTTCGCGATCTCAGTTTTGTTCAGCCTCGGGTGACACAGTTAGCCCGGAATATTCACTACAAGGGTATAGCCCCCACACAGTGTAAAATTTCCATGGAATACAATGGGATTTTACTCGAGGCGGACATAGCTAAAATGATGCTTGAAAAAAAGAAACTGATAACCATTAACGATGATCGATCGTGGAATCTTGATGCAGGGTGGGATGCGTACGGTAACGTGATGAGTGAAATTAAACATGGTAATAGATCCCTTTTCTTGGACGAAGAGGAGGTTGGATATTTATGGGATCATGCATCTATCATAACCGGTTAATGTAGTCCCGATAGTTTCGGGTTCTTCAAGTGACCCTCCAATCCGCACCCGGTGATCCCCAACCAAGATGGGACTCATCGGTCATGCCTCCCATATAAAGAGCGAACTCGTCCATTATCGTGCCTATGTTATCCATTGTCTCCTGATCCACCGTGTTGTTGCACTGCTCGGGCGGCAGGGTCCCATTCGCACAATCTTCAGCGAAACGTCCATCGGGGCCCAGCGCCTCGCGACGTTCGCGCTCGCGGTGCTTACGTTCACGCTCTTCACATTCGTCCCAGTCCAATATCGTATCAGTCTGGTTATCGTAACATTTATGGCTGGTGCGCCTCATGTGCACCCTCCTCCAAAAGTTCTCGTCGGTTTCACCCGGTGCTTGTATCAGTCCGAATGTGTCTCCTCCCCCAGGACCTATACGGCGATTCGCTCTAGCTTGATCGTACATCCATTGCTCACCAGTGTCAGCACTCATTCTATCCCATTGCTGTTTCTGTTCTAATTCTCTTTGTCTTTCGGACTCTAACGTGTTCGAATAATTCTGTTGTGATATACGTTCAGTTTCTCGAGCCTTTTGACGTTCTGCTTCTTGCGCCAAATCTCCAGTCTCTGCGGATTGTCTCTGTCTTTGCTCTAAATCGGCTTGATCGGCGGCGACTTGTGCATCATACTCACTTTGTGATGCATCTGTCTCATTTCGTTGTTGTTGTTCTTGTGCTTTCACATCAGCTTCAACTTTATCTCGGAGTGTCTGTTCTTCTGCATCCATCCTAGCCTGTTCAGCTTCTGCCTCTTGTAATTCAGCTATAGCGGCAGCGTTAGCTGCTAATATCCTTTCCTTCTCTTTGGCGCGATACTTCTCATCGTCTTCTTCTACAGACATCCGTCGCGTCTTTTCCGCTTCTAACATATCTTCCAATTCTGACATGGCCGCGTCTATTTTTTCCTGTTCCTTCCGCTGAATATTTTCGTATTCTGTTTTAAGATTTTTCTCCCTAGCAATTGCATTTTCTAAATCAATTCGCGCCTGTTCTTCATCCATCGCCGCCTGTATAGTTAACTGACTCACCTTATTTTTGATTTCCGCGGCCTCTGCTTCCGCTTTAATCTTATCTTGCGCCATCTTATCTCGAGCTTCTGACAACAATCTTTCATTCTCAAATTCCACATTCATTCGATCCACTTCACCTTTTATAATCAATTTCCTCTGTGCGTCGGCAGCTTGTTGTCGTTTAAGTCTTAACTCAGCCAGTTTCTTTTCGTTCTTTATACGATTCTTCTCACGATCGATAGCATAAGCACCTGATCGCCGCTTTTGAAGCTCCTTCTCCCTCTCCAACTTTTTTAGTCGCTGCCTTTCCTTCATTTCGGCTAAACGCTTCTGAAAAGCGGAAAGTTCTTCTTTCTTTTCCGTAATAACTTTTTCCGCGTTGGTTTTTAATTCTTGAACCTTAACTTTTTTATCTTCTATAATACGCTGTTCGAGTCTGGTGGCTTCTTCATTTATAGCTTTTCTATCCGCCATATTAACGGTGACTATATCATCTATAACTTTTTCAAGCTCGTTTACTGTACTTAACTGTATAGTCTTCGATTCAGACTCTGCACTTACACCTGTACCTGTATCCACGACAATTTCCAATGATCGTTTTGGAAGTTTTACCGGTAAAGTCGGTATTTTGCCTGGTATGGGTTCTCCTTTCTTTCTACTATAGTAATAATACAGCAATAATAGAACCAACACAATCGCAGTAATTAATAACAAATCTGCTGGTGTCATCTTATCATTATATGATATTATAATCGTGTCAAAAACTCCGGGTTACGAAATTTTTGATATGATTTGTGAGTTGCATTTTTTTATTTATTGACCATCCATTATCATATCCGCCATCCTGACTTTGTTCTCTTCGGCTTTGGCAACCCGAATCTTATCTTGAACATCTTCAACCTTCCTCATCTTAGCGACAGAGCGATCAAGTTCGCCTATAAGTGCAACACCTTCCTTAGCATTTAAAGCGGTCGAGGCCCTACCGATAACAGCCTCCATCTCCTTTCCAAGGGCCTCAAGCTCCTTAAAATCCATATCCTTGACGTCCTTCGAGTAAAACTCATCGCGCTTCTTAATAAATTCCTTCAGTTCCGCGATAGACTGCTTCATCGTTTTAGTGACCTTATCCCTGGCCGCGGCCAGTTTATCGGTGTATTCAGTCTTTTCCATTTATAGTAAGCCAACAAAATTTTAGGGAGAAATAGGAGCAGGTGCCATAGAACCACCCATCATTTCACCCTCGTCATCAGATTCTTCGGGCATGGGCATGTCTTCAGCCGGTTTCGGCATGGGACCATCCGGGAGCGCCTGAAGATCCGCTGACTGTTCATCCGAAACCTCAACATCGGGGTTAGATTCATCCCCCTCCATCGTCTGAAGTTCGGGAGCCTTGGAAATTTCTTGAAGAAGGGCGTTCAGCTCAGCCTCGAGTTGCTCGGGAGATTCATAAGATTCTGTGGTCTTCTGGAGCACCATACCAATAAGAATGGCAACGATCATACCTGCGATGAAAATGACGATCCTATTTTTTGCAAGACCCTTAATAGTGGTAGCAAACTTGGACATTGTTTTATAGTGTATTGATATTTTTTTTTCTTCCATGATTACAAATGAAACTAAGACCGATCGAACATGTAATTTTCGAGGCTATTGTGATAGGTATACTCAACGTGGCCCTTTTGTCCCTGTTAAATAGAATACCCAGCCTGAACACTACATCGCTTTTTGTTAAATTGTTCCTGGGTGGTGCACTCATTCATATTATATTTGAGTATTCTGGTGCAAATTCCTGGTGGTGTAAATCTACCTACCGTTAAGCTCTGTGAGTCGATCCATTGTAATTCTCTTCGCGCGTTGAAGCCAGTCTAATTCCATGTGAGCATCCAAAGACTTTAATCCTATGAGAGCATTTTTTGTTTCAATGTACTCCTTATAAATATCCCTCTCAACCTCTTTACCAAAGCGCGTTAATCCCCCGTCTCGTGTAAACATTCTTAGTCGCATATCGTATGCGAATAACTGTGGATACGTTCTATACATACACTCAAATGTAAACGTTTGAATATTTAAAAATCGCGCGCTTACATATGCCCTGATCGCCTCTTCTTTGACTTGTACGGTAATATTCTTAATAGGTTTCAACTCTCTCAGTTTTTTTAGACACGCCTTTTCATACTTGTTAATAAGTATAAGGTCCTGACGAAGTATACATCTTTCCACCGGACGAGAAACGATATCCCCAAATCCATCCCTGTTACGTTCAAAAGAAACAAAGAACCCTTGACTGGGATTTGTAAAACGTTCGGTTAAATTTGGAATTGTAGAACTCAATGGGTAGTATCGTTCATCGTCATCGGGGAAATCAAATTGATCTTGCACCTCATCTTCGTCTGTTTCGATGTCAGGGACTGTTGGCATAAACGGAACGTCTATTCGCAAATTTCTATGTTCTGTTACAGGGAAGTCGTTTTCATCCGGTATTTGTGCGTGTACTTTCTTCAAGTTATTAGCCATATCAAGGTATGTGCCTTCCGGAATTAATTCCGAAATGGAATCCAAAGATTGCATGAGCGATCTTAGATTCTCCATATTATTATATCACAGCTTAATTTTCTTAACCATCTTTATTAACACGATGATAATGTATATTAAAAAATTCTCATCATACGTCAGGTAATGTATAAGACGACCTATGACAAGTCAAACTGTCAAACTGGTATTGTGCACATAGGTTACGGCGCGTTTCACAGGGCACATCAGGCGGTGTATGTCGATGATTACATGGAAAAAACCGGAGATCTTCGATGGGGTATTGTCGCGGTGAACTTACGTAACGAAGGAATACGTGAGATTGATGATTATATATTAAAAACGCCGAGTCAGTATAGACTCGTACGTTCTCACCTTGATTACGTAGACTGGACAAAAAACCGTACGGTTGCTAAACATATGCTCACTCTCCCGAGTGTTCATCTTATCACAATTACGGTTACTGAAAGTGGGTATGCCCCAGGATCCCCCCTCTTTGAATACCTCGCATGTGGTTTGCGAAACAGGAATACTCCCATAACCATTTTATCTTGTGATAATAGCCAAAGAAACGGAAGAGTTTTAGAAAGTCAATTTATGGCCTATTTGTACCAGACAAATCAGTTCGAGCTTGCAGAATGGATCCAAGAAAATGTTAAATTCCCTTCGTGCATGGTAGATCGCATAACACCTAGGAGCACATTTAAATTTAAATGTGAACTCGAAGAGCTATTTCCAGGTTTCGGGGAGACGGCTGTGCAAACAGAAGAATATACACAATGGGTCATAGAAGATGATTTTGCATCAGAAATTCCAAAGCTTGAAGAGGTAGGTGTCACCATCACAAAAGACATCGAACCATACGAAGAAACAAAAATAAGAATTTTAAATGGATCGCATACATCACTCGCCTATATGGGCGTTCTTTCCGGGTACGATACTTTCGATCAGGTCATGAGCGATAAAGCGCATCGTCAGCATTTTAAAGCTCTCCAAAAAGAAGAAATTATACCCTCGATAGAAATTGACTTACCTTTCGATATACATGACTACGTTGACACAGTGGAAGAACGTATTTCTAGTAAAGTAAATGCAGACGAACTAGAGCGTATATGCTTTGACGGTTTTACCAAATTTCACACGTTCGTAGTACCCTCTTTGCGTGTATGTTTGGAACGTGGTAAGCGTCCAATACACATATACAAGAGTATTGCTGCTTGGTACATCTATTCTAGAAAGTTTGCCCGGGGTTGTAAAAAAATAAAATATAGTGAACCAAATTGGGTACTGCTTCAACCTCTTTTAGAAGATGGAAACATAGACGCGTTTGTGAGTAATGAACGGTTATGGGGAGATATACCAAAAAACTATATTACATTCACTAGAGATCTAAAAACTGTACTAATGTCACATACATACGAAAAGGAGATTGACCTTATCGGTGAATAAAATCGAAATGCCGACGCGGGCAATAGGTAGTCATAGTCCCATTTGGAAATTCAACCTCGTAATAGGAATCAGAATCATTCTCACTCAAACGACGACGCGTGGTCACGCCGTGGGGTGACGCCATGATCGCGTTATATACATGATCGGGAATTGCTTCAACATCCAATGTATCGGGGACCGTGTTAAATCTGTAGCCCACGTGTTCATCTTCGTCTTCGTCATCTTCTTCCGGGTATCGAGCGTTGTCCGTATCAGCCCAATCGGCATGAAGTAAAGTCACATCCACTGTGACGTTTGATTGTTCCGGAGTAGCCGAACGGATACTTGGTTGCGTCGGTTCATACTCGGGCATTGTCATTGGTTCATTCTGGTCAAGAAGAAATCTTGGAGGTTTGACTTTATCGCGGATCTCTTTTATGAGATTCGCGATCTGGAGGTAATCGCCGTCGGGAAGAACGTCAGCGTTCTTGTCGACGAGAGCCATGAGAGAATGGAACTTATCCATTTTAAAGTTTTTTGCGTTGAAAAATTTAAAGTAACATTACAACTTAAGTCTATTTAAATCACGATACGAGTTTCGCGAACGTCTCATGTATATTTTACACGCCTCGTATCGGGTGATAAGATAGTCATACGAAACATCTTTCGTGTCATTAATCTCCTCATTAATATCATCAATCAAATCACATAGTTTATCGTGCATCTCATAATCCTTATCACGATATCTTTCATATAAAACCTTACGTTTGAAATATGATAATAAATCTTCACATTTCAAACGAAGTATCTCTAAATCGTGTTTATTGTCAAATATTTTATCAGCTTTCGTAATAGCTGCATCGTGTGGGTCGTGTATTATTCTTTTTTCACCACAATCGTTATATGCCGTTATATACACCCCTTTCATTAATTTTTCGGCGAATGTTTCTTGCTCTGGAAGAGATCTCGTGGTAAGGACATCGTAGAGGAGCTTGAATAAATTGGACATTTTCTGGGTGCGGGGGGTGGTGTGAGTTTATACGGAGCGTGTAAAACTTCTTTCCAAATAAGTCGTTGGATGTCGGGGCACAGGGGTGCTGTAGCTTGCAAAAAAGCAATAGCAAACTCGTGTGAGTATACACTCACGTAAAAATCCATCAGTCGTCTTTGTTGTTAGTTTTCTCCGAAACGTCGGTTTCACTTAGGTCTTCTTTCTTCATTTTAGATATATACTCTCGCTTGAGTCTCAGCTGCTCGATGTCAATATCAAGCATCACGCGGCAGGGTGCGTCAATAATAGCAGTCTTTAGCCACTTGAATATATTGAGACTATATTGAGGGGTAAATTGCCAAAACGTATTACACATTGCGACAAAATACGTCTTACACTCAAACGTAATCGCGTTGACGAGTGCATTGCCCTGCATATCAGGGGGTAGGGTGGGTTCAGACATATCGTCGTAATCGGAAGTATCCATG